AGGAGATTGACATGAATGGTACTCTCAGGGCTAGTGCCCATAAGGGGCACAGAGCGAGCCGCTTGCGGATAGCTCGCTCGGTAGCCATCGCTATTGGGATAACTCTATTATCACCAATGGATGCTGCTAATACTGGGCAAGTAGATAGCTTCAAATACAATCCTAGAAAATACATAAATGCCACTATGTCAAAGCCAGAGGCTACATGCATTAAGTTACTGATCAGTAAAGAATCAGCATGGAATCATAAGGCAGTAGGTAATCTATCTAGTCCTACTAAGTCTTATGTCTATGGATTGTTACAAATCAAGAATCCAATTGCTAAAGACATGAACCCTATGCAACAGATACAGTTGCACCATCGCTATCTAGATCACAGGTATGATGGGTCTGCATGTAAAGCATGGAAACACTTTAAGGACAAGGGATGGCATTAGACAAGCTAAACAGTAGGAAGTACAGAGCGCATAAAGAGCGCGTGTTCGCCCGTGATGGTAGAACCTGTCGATACTGTGGATCTGATGACAACTTACAGATTGATCATATAATCTCGCGTAAGTCCGGGGGCACACATGACCTCGAAAACTTACAGGTGCTCTGCCGGAGCTGCAACCTACGCAAATCAAGCAAAGAAGAAGGCATTTTTTTAGCACAGTTGGCTACCCCCCCTGTCTTTTCTTCCCGTATCTCCCCGATGCAGTCGGAGCAACCCACGACCAGTCCTTTTAAGCTCAGACCTGATCCGATTCAATGACGGATAAACCCAAAAGGAAACTACCGCTACGAGGGGCAACCGAGGCAAGGGTTCACAGCCCACTTCTAAAGGGCGCTTCGCGCTATAAAGAAGTTCTTGAGATGGTTGAGCGCTTAAAGATGGACAAGCTCATGCCTTATCAGGAATGGGTCTTAAAAGACATGATGTCTGTCGATAAAAAGAATAACTATCGAAGAAAGACCTGTTTGTTACTGATCAGTAGGCAAAATGGTAAAAGTCACCTTGGTAGAGTCAGAGTTATCTGGGGCATGTTCTATGGAGACGAAAAGAAGCTAATTATCATGTCTGCTAACAGAGCAACATCCTTGATGCTCTTTCGTGAAATTGCTTGGACTATCGAATCGACTCCAGAGTTAAAAGCCATGACTAAGGCAATCCGCTACGCTAACGGTGGCGAAAGAATAGAGCTGCTCAATGGGGCGACTTTAGATGTTATTTCGGATAACTCATCTTCACCTCGTGGTCGCACTGCTGATTTCTTATGGATAGATGAAATACGAGAGATCTCAGAAGATGGCTACAAAGCTGCGGTTCCAGTAACTAGAGCCAGAGCAAATGCACAGACATTCCTGACTAGCAATGCTGGAGACCATTTTAGTTCAGTACTAAACGGATTGGTCGAACGCGCTAAAGATTACCCGCCTGAAACTTATGGCTATTACGAGTATTCTGCGCCACAGTATTGCAAGATTGACATTGCCTCTGATTCTTTCTGGAGAACGGCCGTAGCGCCAAGCAATCCAGCTTTATCTTACATAATCACTAAAGAATCAATTGAGGAAGCAATTGCAACTAATCCGATTGAGCAGACACGCACAGAAACGCTTTGCCAATGGATTGATAGCCTACAAAGTCCGTGGCCTCACGGAATACTAGAAGAAACATCGGATAACACCTTAGAAATGTCGCCGGGGGCTTATACTGTATTCGGTTTCGATACCAGTCCGTCAAAAAGACACGGGAGCTTAGTAGCAGGACAACTTCTCCCAGATGGGCGGATTGGTATCGGGATCCTAGAGACTTATAGCTCTCAGATGGCAATCGATGAATTAAAAATGGCTGCATCGATTAAAGCATGGTGCGATCTCTATCATCCAAGACTTGTATGCTTCGATAAGTACGCAACTCAGACAATAGCCGATAGATTGAAGCAATCAGGCGTTGTAGTTGAAGATGTGTCAGGCCAGCAGTTCTACAAAGCCTGTGGCGATCTATTAGAAGGCTTAGTTAATAAAAGAGTGGTTCATAATGGGATGCCAGAGCTTATACAGCAATTTAACAATTGTGCAGCTAAGGTCAATGATTCGGCGTGGCGCATTATCAAACGCAAGTCTGCTGGAGACATTAGCGCAATAATTGGCGTGGCAATGGTTGTATCTAAGTTGATGCTGCCAGAGCCTAAGCCTCAGATTTATAGTTAGACACGCCGCTTGTGTTTGTCTAATTACTTGACAAATGGTATCCTTTATGTCTATGGGTATCTTTTCGCGTAAGCCGGAAATATTAGAGGCACAGCTCGCGCCTAAGATTATGGGCGATGGCATCAACTCAATCTACAATTTTACATTTCCTGTAATTGGTAGACGAGATGCTATGGCTGTTCCTGCTATTAAGCGATGCCGCGATCTTCTCTGCACAGTCGGATCTATTCCGCTAGAGTATAAAAAGAAATCTACTGGAGAAGATATTGCAGCTCCTAGATGGGTTTATCAACTATCTAAGTCACAGCCACAATTTGTTACTGTCAGTTATTTGGTCGATAGCCTTCTATTCTTTGGGCAAGCCTTCTTAGAAGTTACAGAGACTTATCAGGAAGATAATCGCCCTGCATCTTTTGAGTGGGTTGCTAACACTCGCATTACTTTCGATCTTGATGTAACTAACACATTTGTAACACAATATTATGTCGATGGATCGCCACGCCCGATGTCTGGCCTTGGATCTCTAGTTACATTCCAAGCATTTAACGAAGGCGTACTTACAACAGGTGCAAGAACAATTCAAGCAGCTATCGACATCCAGAAGGCTGCTGCTGTAGCTGCTCAAACTCCGATGGCTACTACAGTGCTAAAAAATACAGGAGCAGATCTTCCACCTTCTGAAGTTCAAGGCTTACTCGCATCATGGAAGTCTGCTCGTCAAAATCGTTCGACTGCATATTTGACCTCAACTCTTGAGGCGCAGAATATTGGTTTTAGCCCTAAAGACATGATGTACAACGAGGCAATCCAGAATCTTGCAACAGAGATTAGTCGCTTGTGCGGCATCCCTGCTTACTACTTGTCAGCAGACCTCAACACATCTATGACATACGCAAACATTATAGATGAAAGAAAACAATTGGTAGCACTAGCGTTCCAGCCATACATCTCTGCAATTGAGCAGCGTTTAAGCATGGATGATATATCTACTGCTGGTCACTATGTAAAATTCGATTTAGATTCTACATTCTTGCGCGTTGAACCTATGGAGCGATTGCTAGTTATAGAAAAGATGCTTTCACTTGGTTTAATTACAATCGAACAAGCTATGCAGATGGAAGATCTAACACCTAATGGAAGCGAAGGCTAATGGAAAACTTATACATCGAAGCCACAATGATTGAGTGCAACGAAGAAAAGCGCGAAATCACCGGCAAGATAGTGCCCTTTGGTAATGATGAAATTGGCAGCACCAATCTTGGATCTTATACTTTTGAGGCAGGATCTATTGAGATTGCAGACCCAACAAAGATTAAACTCTTATCACAGCATGACATAAAGAAGCCTGTTGGTCGCATGATCTCAGCTGAACAAAAAGAAGATGGCATTTATGCAACCTTTAAGCTAAGCCGTTCACAAGCTGGAACAGATGCCCTAATTATGGCCAGCGAAAATTTGGTAGCAGGTTTAAGCATAGGAGCAGAGATCCTTGCATCGAAGCCATCGCGCCAAGGACACACAGTCGTAACAGCGGCAAAGTTAAAAGAAGTTTCTCTCGTAACAGAGCCAGCGTTTAAGTCGGCTCAGGTGCTAGAGATCGCAGCAGAGGAAGTTACCCCTGCTGAAGAAAACCCAACTACAGAAAGCGAGACAGCCGTGGAAGATACCACTTCAGCAGTCGAAGCAACACCTGCAGTAGAGGCAGCACCTGTCGAGGCTGCTCGCCCTACTGTAACAGCGATGTACTACACAAACCCAAGAATCGAAATTACAAAGCGTAATTACTTGGAAAACACACTAAAGGCTAATCTTTTTGGTGATGATGACTCTCGTCAATGGCTACGCGCTGCTGACAACGATCAGACAACAGGTGCAGGATTTATTCCAACACCACAAAGCACACAACTACTTAACTTCTTGTCTAACGCAGATCGCCCAATGAT